TTCAATTACTATTTTACTTCCACCATCGATAAGTTCGAGCGATCCGCCCGGAACGATTGGCGCATTTTTAATTAAGTAGTGGTCCTGAGAACCACCTGTTACAGAAGATGTGATAAACACATCTGCATTTATTGTTGATGTTGTAATATTAGCTAAACGAACAGAGATAATAGCATCGTCAGAATTACTTGTATGTACTGCTGTTGCTGATGTCCCTACTGCGTTTAAACCATATCGTTCAAAATCTTGTGCCATAATTATCCTTTTACTATAATGCTATTGCCATTGCAACCGCAAATCCTGCTGATACCCCTGCAGATCCACTGGAAGCTGCGGTAACCCTACCTTTAGCATCTACCGTTATTGATGAATTTGTATAGCTAGCTGCTGATACTCCAGAGTTAGCTAATGTTAAAGCTCCGCCAGATGCTATTGTTGCATCTCCAGACATGTCAACTTCCTCAAAAGATGTGCCATCTGCAACTAACATTTTGTTTGCCGTATTCGTTGGCATCTTCAATTTAGATCCAACGGTTACATCTCCTATTGTAACCAGATTTGAATTAATCTTATTACCTATATTAGTAACATGATTACCCATATATCCATGAGATGAACATTGATAATACAGAATATTTGGTGTTGTCTCATCGACAGCAATCTGTGTATAAGCACCAGATGATCCAGGTGCTGGTGAGCTTCCTGTATTTGTTACACCTGTCGTATACTCTGTGGTCTTAGCGGAATCTAGATAGAATCTTAAAGGGTGTCCACTATTTGATGAGTCTGATTGATCGAATCTATAATATTGTGCGTAAGCCGAGTTTGATGAATCCACACCGGTTAATCTCAAAGCAGGCGCTTCTAGTCCATCTAAAAAATATGCATTACCAGAACCCACACCTTGATATGGATGATTACCAGACTTACTATCAACTGTTACCGTAATTACCTTTGGCGCTGATGAAGATGCATTCTCTTCTGGAAATGGTAGACCTATCTTTGCACCAGGCACAGTACAGAATACTTCGGTATTGCCTGCAAAATTTACTTTTGCATCACTGTTAGAACTGGAGATAACATAAGTTCTAGCAAGTGTGCTCGCTCCTCCGTTTAAAGTTCCGAAACCAACCTCAAAGTTTGTAGTTCCTGTCTCAAAGATACAATAATAGGTGGTATTACCTCCACCGATACCAGCAGAAAAAGTCTCAAAACCTGAGACTGCTCCGCCTAGTGTAAACGTGCCTGTTCCAGTAGTCGAACTGGATTCTTTTACCCTATCATTTAATTTAAACGCCATGTTTAATTCCTATTACGATGTTAAACTAATAATCGCATTACTAGCAGTAGAAGGATCAGGAAACGAAATAGTGAAGTCACCATTCGTTGCTGTCTTCGTTCCACCAAAATCTAAAACCACACACAACTTATCAGATTTATCATCATTATATATTGCTGCAAAAGCTGCAGAGAAAGTTGCACTTGACCATGTTACATCTGCAAAGTCTACAGATGTAGTTGCAGTTGTAGCTACAACAGCTTGACTAGTCAAAGATTTTCTAACATAGTTTGAACTACCTGCAGAAGAAACTTCGTTAGTGGTTAAAGCAACCGTGCTAGATGTGTCGTAAGGATTAGATGTATATAATGCTATTTTAAAAGCGTCTCCGCCATTTGAAAAATTATGCGTTCCTGACATTAATTCGCCTTTAAAAGAAAACGGTACTACGTTTGCCATATTTTTATCTCCTTAGTATTTTGATGGTGATTCAGATTTTAGAGGAGTACGAATAGCACCATCTTGGTATTCGTCTCTGCGTCTACGACCTTGTTGTTCGATCGCGTACGATTGTAAAGCTCTTCTAAAAGATCCTTCGTAGTATTGTAGCATATCTGCTGGACCTTTCAAGTATCCATATGCTTCTACCAGACAAGCATATAAAAGTAAATCCTGATATTTATTAGATACATAAGTTCCATTTGTAGCTGCTGGAGCTGCTGCTGGAGTGGTTGTATTAGTTATACTTGTTGGTTGTTTTACATAAGCTAATGTTATTTCATAAGTTGAATCTGGTGTAGGTGCAACCACCCAAAATTCTGCATCCCAATTACTATAATATTTAGGAAAACCAGATTGAGTAGATGGTGTATCATAAAATTCAGACATAAAACTTGTATCTCTTTTTTCTAAAAATCTTTGATCTCCAGCAGTGTTTTTTAATTGTACATATCTAATAAATCTTAGATCTGATGGAATAGTTACGTATCTATTTCCTGTAACTAAAGATGAAGTTGCATAAAATCTATTATCATCAGAATCAGCATCTCTATAAATTCTATTTTCTGCATTTTTAATAATAGTATCTAATATTGTGTCTGATAACACACCACTATCCACCTCTGTGTAGCTTCTAATATCTGTTCTTAAATTATCTAAAGTATATGCCATTATGCTTGCTGTGTTACAGGTCCTGCTGTAACAAAATCTCCTCCAAAATTTCCACTTAACGTTGGAGTAGATCCTAACTCAAACGTATAAGTATCTGTGGTTATACTCGTTATACTAAATCCTGACGAATTTTCAAATACTGTAAAAGCTAATCCTCCAGGACTTCCATCAACATTTCTAAATCTAACTGTCTCAGAAACAGCTCTACCATGATTTGGTTCTGTCACCGTGATGGTTTGATCACTTGCAGTAATAGAAAAAGGATTACTCGGTAACATATTTTGTGTGGCAGGTTCTACGCGATCTGGTCTTGCATTCATTAATCCTTGTGGATCTCCTGAGTATCTAGTTGGCTCTAATTGTGGTTGTTTAGACTCAAACTCTGAGATATGAACAAAAGAACCATTCCATTCTTTTACCATCTCATTATATGGAAATTCCATTCCTGATCTATCCGATATTGCTTTTGCGAATTTTCCTCTAGACAATTTAGACATTTGGATAATAAGTTTTAGGTGTAATAAATGAACTTGAAGAAGAACCATCTTCTTCTAACGCTCTGTTTAATTCATCTTCATATAACATTTTTAACATTTGAATTCTATCTGGTGCATATTTAATTGCTAGATAATAAGAAAGTCCTGCAATCATACATGGTACAAATCTATAT